ATTATAAAGTCTATAAAATAAATTGCATAAAAAAAGATATTTATAATTTATCTGATAGAAAGAAATTAGAGCTTCTTCAAAATATAAATTTATTTGAAAAGCATAATGATGAATATATTGAAAGTGATAATTCAATAACAATTTAACACCCTTATTTCATATTATGATACCACCGGGCGCCATACCATTTTATAAAATAACATATTATGATACCACTGGGTGATATACCATCTTATAAAATAACATATTATGATACCACTGGGCGCTATACCATCTTATAAAATAACATATTATGATACCACTGGGTGATATACCAAAGATTTATTTATTTCGAAAAACAAAAAAATATTTTTTGTTTTTTGGAATCATTTAATACTTGAAAACAATAATATAAATTTTTATTGGAAAAATAAATATATTATTATTAATTTTTCAAAATACTTTATGTTTTTAGACCGGTCTCTCTCTCTCCCTAGTATTTATAAAAAATGGATATCCATTTATCCACTTTTTAAATCATTTAAGAATAAAATATCTAAATGTATAATAATGGATAATATACATAAAAATAATGGATTATTCTGTTGTAAATTATGTAATAAGAATTATAGTTCATATAAGAGTCTATGGAATCACAACAAGAAATTTCATAATAATATTGTCAACCAAATGTCAAATGTTGTCAAAAATACGTCAAATAACGTCAAACAATCGTCAAATATTATCAAACAATATCATTGTTCTTATTGTGATAAATGTTTTGAAATTAGACAAACAAGGTGGGCTCATGAGCAAAAATGTAAAAATATTAATAATAAAGATAAACAAATTGAACTATTAAGAGAAGAAAATGAACTTATTAGAGAAGAATTTAATAATGCTATTATTGAAATTAAAAAAGAATTTATTGATTTACTTAAAAATAATAATATCACTTCTGAAAATCTTAAACAAATCAATAATAAAGTACATAACGTTAATAATAAATATGTTAATTGTACTGTTAATAATGGACAAATTAATAATACATATGTTAAATTTGGTAATTTAGATTACACCAAAATTTTCTCTGAAAAAGAAATATGCAGTTTAATGACCAATTATAAATATAAATGTTTAGAAGAATTCATTAAAAAAGTTCATTTTAATGATAAATATCCTGAATATGGTAATATATTTATAACTAATTTACGTGATAATATAGCTTATATTTTTGATGGAAAAGAATTTATTGCTTCTGATAAAACTGATACCATTATTGAACTAATTGATGATCATGCTAATGAAATTAATTTATCATTAGATAATCATAAAGAAAATCTTAATGATTATACAATAAAAAAAATAGAAGATATGTTAGAAAAACTGGAAAGTGAAGATAAGTTTTTAGATGAAAATAATAATAAAACTTATAATAATTATAAAGTCTATAAAATAAATTGCATAAAAAAAGATATTTATAATTTATCTGATAGAAAGAAATTAGAGCTTCTTCAAAATATAAATTTATTTGAAAAGCATAATGATGAATATATTGAAAGTGAGAATTCAATAACAATTTAACATCCTTATCACATATAAAGATTATTTTTAAATGATACCACTGTATAATATATAAAATTATTATCTAACATAAGGATGACGATAATGAGAAAAGTTAAAACCGCCAATCCAAACCCCAGTCGCCCAATATGGACACGAATATAGCAATCAATATGGAGTGCCAATATACCGCCCCGCTCGTATATATGGGGGGTGCCTATATATCGCCCCGCTCGTATATATGGGGTGCCAATATACCGCCCCCGCTCGTATATATGGGGGTGCCAATATGGGCTGTCCAATATTATAGCGGTTGGTGTGTTTTAAAAAGCTATATATTTAAGATATGTATAATAAAAAAAATTGAAAATTAAATATATTGAATAGTGAATGTAATAGTGTATTATCTTAATTTACAAGATAATCAAGTTTAGATTCAGCAAAATTTACTAAGATTTGCTACTTATTGTAGCACCAACCTCTAAACAGTAAACCCAATAATTAGATTCAGCAAACGATTAAAAAGTTATCTTTTCTAATTAGTAAAAACATATTTGGATTCAGCAAAAATAACAAAATAACAAGATTACTTTAAAACCAAATAGTAAAAATTTTTTTAAAACGTCGCTTTTATAAATATGTTCTAATTTGTATCCATCCGTTGTTTCTTGTATCCATCCGTTGTTTCTTGTATCCATCCGTTGTTTCTTGTATCCATCCGTTGTTTCTTGTATCCATCCGTTGTTTCTTGTATCCATCCGTTGTTTCTTGTATCATAATAAGAAATTTCAAATTATAATCATAAACCTACACTAAACATAAACTAAACCTACACTAAACCTACACTAAACCTACACTAAACCTACACTTTAATCAATATTACTAATTATCGATTATATTTACATTTTTTTATCTTATTCTTCCGTCATATGCTAATATTATATTTCTTCTGGAATGTTTGAATAAATCATTACTAATATTAAATTATTTTATGTTATTTTATTATATAAATTATATTGAATATAACTTGATGTTTTAAATGAGAATATGTGTAAAAAAATATATTATAGTTCTCCTTTACCCTCAATAATTGCAATACATTCTTCCAATGACAAACCTTTTTCAAATGCGATAACTAATCTTTTATATTCTTCTTTATACTGATCTAAAATTTCCCATGCAGTAAGTGCAGACCAACGAATATGATTTTGAACTTGTTCTGGACTAATAATAGGTTGTACAGAATTAATCAATTCATTAAGTAAATTAACATCACTTGGATTACTTCCACTTGCTACGCCAAATTCAAGACATTCAGCAACAGAACCTGCAAGACATACTATTGAACTTCTTGCAATATCAATTTGCTTAAAACTTTTTTTTGAAAACATTTGTTTGTCTTCAACTTCACTTATACCACTTGGTCTTAGTTGAAAAAACTCTGCTGTATTACTGGAATAAGCTTGAGTAAATTTCGCAACAGGTAATCCACATATATATCCTGCTAAAAATTTACCAGCATTCATTCTAACGTGTCTTTTTCTTGTTTCTTCATTTGTAACTAATTTAAATCTGTATAAACCTTCACCAATAAGTCCTGGAGCTATACTACCAATACCTACAACTATAATCGGAAACAACGCAGATGAATAACCTAATAAAAACCCTAATTCTCCACCAACTACATTTGCACTTAAACCACCTAAAGTACCAATTACAATAGCAGATACCAATACATTCTGATAACCAAAGCCAACATCATCAAGTTTAAGATTTATTGGTTCAATATTCGTTTTAGCTTTTAACTGATAATTACTAACAATAAACTTTGCATCTTCTAAATTTTTTGAATTCCATTTTGATATTATGTGGTTTGATTTTATTCTTTCCAATTCAGATGTCATACGAATAGCATCGCCTGTATTTAAATAACCTAGTTTAGATCTAATTTCATTTGCAGTTAATTCTATATGTTTTTCTTTTAAATTTGGCAATATTTTTGATGGTGCTCTTATTGGTATTAGCTTATTAATCATTTCTTCAGAAATACCTTTAGCTCTTGCTTCTTCTCTTAATGATAATTCTATTTCTGTTGCTTCTTGTCTTAGTTTTACTGCTTCTTGTTTTAGTTTTTCTGCAGTATTCTTAAAACGGTTAGTACTATTATTATAGTTATTTATCAAAAAATAATCATTATCTTTATGTTGAGAGAATAATAAGGTTTTAGATAATTCAATACCAATTAAGGGGTTTTTACTAAAAAATTTTGTATTTATAGCTTCTATACTTGTTGATAATATAGATAAAAAAATTATTAAAATAAATTTCATTTTATTTATTAATTAAAATTATGCATTTAAATTGTTTTTTATCTATATTATCAACAAGTATTTACATTTTATTTATTTTTCAAAATACTTTATATTTTTATTTAGCTCTCTCCATAATATATTATAAATAAAGTTTTACTAATTGTGATATTAAATCTTATGGATATACAACAAAAAATTTCATAATAATAACAATTAATAATCAAATATAATTAAAAATCCTTAATATTTTTTCAATAAAATAAAAGGTAGCAACCATAAATGTCTACATCAAATCCGAAATAAAAATCAAAAGTAAAACTTTGTATATTTCCAGTGAAAAAGGTGTAATATAAAGTGGGTGGTGGGTTTAGCTAGGTATTTATGGTATTAAATGAAGTGTTTGTTGGGAGGTTGGGGTTTTTTTAATATAGGTAATTATAGCTTATGTATGTTTCATAATTTGCTAATTTATGAAATTCTACACTATAGAATAAAAATAGTAAATATTATATTATGTAATAATACTTCTATAATCGTAGAAAACAAACTATACATATATTTATCTTTCTATAATTACCTATATTAGGTATAACTGCATAGACGATCCTACCAGTCGTCTTAAATTTAAGGATTCTGTGCCACTCGGCTGTAGTTTTCCCCTTAAATCGTACAGATCTTTCCCCATGGATTACAATGCTAAACTAATAGAAACCAGTATAGACTTTTTATTTCAATTTTTTTTATCTTTTAATATAATTAAATCTTATAAATTCAAAATTAGTATAATAAAAATAAGGTTCTAATATGTTTTGTATATGAAATATTTGTTTTTTACCAAATTCACAATCAATAGTCTTTGGATATTTTCTTCCAATATAAAATGAATATTCAATATAATCTTTGTTTTCTATTAAATGTATTTCAATAATTTCATCATTTTTAATAACTTGATTCTCAATATTTTTAAAAAAATATCGATATACATATGTGTTATTGTATTTTTTAATATAATTAGGTATACATGTGATAAAATTTAGTAATTTATATCTATAATCTGTCTTAGGAATAATAGAAAAAAGTTTCCCCTCTCTAATAATAAAATGTTTATCATATAAAAGAATATATTTTTTTATATCAATTGGTAAGTTACAAAATATAAATTGCATTATAAGTAAAACTACATTTATTTTTAAGTATTAACATAAATTATTTTAATTCTTGCTATTGTTTTTTAGAGTAATTTAATATGTTGATATATAAGTAATATTTATATATGATTAAATTTTATTTTATAAAATAAAATATATAATCATGACAAATTTTATTTATATTACTGGAGTATTTTCATTAATTATACAAATACTAACTGGTACATTTAACTATTATGTGTTAAAACTACAAGTTCCTAAATCTTTTGAATTACTAAGAAAATTGCTACAACTAGAATTTATTGTTCAAATAATAGAAGGGATTTTTTATATTTGGATGGTATATAATTTTTCAAAAATTGATAATATTACACATTTTAGATACTATGATTGGTTTATTACTACCCCAACAATGTTATTTACTTATTCATTTTACTTATTGTACTTGAAGTATAAAGAAGAAAACAAAGAAATAAATGATAATATATTTAAATTAATTCAAGAAAATCTAAAAATATTACTTCCAGTTTTTATATTAAATTCAACAATGTTATTATTTGGTTACTTGGGTGAAATTGATATAATGTCAACCCAGATGGCAGCATTTTTTGGTTTCATTCCGTTTATATCAATGTTTTATATTATTTACAAAAACTATGCCTTATTTTCACAAACAGGTATAAACACATTTTGGTATTTTAGTGGAATATGGTCTTTATATGGGGTAGCATCTGTTTTACCATATTCAATTAAAAATGTTATATATAATATATTGGACTTGTTTGCTAAAAATTTCTTTGGTATTTTCCTAGCATTTGAACTATTCTATGCAAATAAAAAGAACTAACTACTAAAATTTATCTATTGAGATTTTTTAATTTCATATGCTAAACCTAAAAGATACACCGTCAAAATAAAAGGTATTGAAATATAAAATGAATTACGAATTATATTATTTTTTACTATTTTTAGATTTGCAAAATTATCTTTTTTGAAATATTTACCTTCTAATCCACATTTTGATTCATCTGTTCTACATTTTTCAGCATAATCATATTCTATTGCATTATCTACAATATTTTTAACTCCAAAGTTATTACATTTACTTAAACTTGTAGGATAGTCCGGTTTATAGTGAATACAATTTCTGCACGGATTTATATTTACATTTTTTATAAATTCTGAATTAACAATAGGGAAAAATAAATAAACTAACTTCATTATAATTAGAAAAAATTTTCTTTTATATATTTTTACACCGTTAAAGATTTTCATTCTATCACTATTTTTCTAACTAATATTTACATGTCTTTCTACATATTATAAAAAAATTTTTAGTATAATATTGATATAAAATGATTTTTATTATATTAAATAATGAAAAAATATGAAAGTGTATATAAATTGCCAGATTGGATAGATATAGATTATCTTAACTGGGATATTTTGTCAGAAAATCCAAACATAAAAAACATTATAAGAGATTGCAAATATACCAGTATATTTTTTAAACAGATCTTGTTATTGTGTTTGATGCACAACTATACCTAATTTGATTTTTCATTTTTATATACTTCTAATATTTAATATTATATTTATCTAATAATATTTTTAAATTATTTGATAAATTCTCTTTTTTTTCATTAGTATACCCACGATGTTTTTCAATTAAATCAAATTGATATCCAAAAAACCTTCCAGGAAATTCTATATTTTCATTTGATCTAGACAATATTAGTTCTAGAATATCTAATGGTATTACACTATGAATATATCTTTCAATTATTTTTTGTCCATTAATTATATTTAAATTAAGTAAACGCTCAACTTTTTTAATATTGTATTTAACTTCTTTAATGTAATTATAAAAAACTTTCTTAATAGTTTTTTTATCATCTTCATTTAAAGATTGTTCAATATTCATATATTCATCTATAGCTAAATCAATTGAATCAATATTCTTACTTAATATTTTTTCTTCTAATGAATTCCAAATTGCACGTATTTTCCTTCTATTTTCTTCTGCTTCTTTTATTATTCTTTCTTCTTCCAATTTTCTCATTCTTTCTTCTTCCAATTTTCTCATTCTTTCTTCTTCCAATTTTCTTTCTCTTTCTGGTCTTTCTCTTTCATATTGCTCCCTTCTTATTTTTTGTTGTTCTTCTTCTTTTTCCTTTCTTAATTCATTAGCTAGTTCTTTATCAATTACAGGTTTTCTTTCATAAAATTTTTTTAATTCATTATCATCAAATAAATTTTGAATTCTAGGATAAGCTTTTTCCCTAGCTTGATCTTTCATTTTTAATATTTCCAAATTAGTGAAAAAATATGTTCGATCAAGAGCATGAAAATTACCTTCAGGACATTTTCTAATAAAACTAACATATGCCACATGTTCTGGTCCTCTACTCGGATCTATAAACATAACATCACAAACAAAAGTTTCCTTATTATATATTGCTATATGAATATCATCAACAATACTAAAATTTCTAGAGCCACCATACATCATAATTTTTGTTTTTAAATATTTATTTTTATATTTTAAATATTTTTTTTTGAAATCTGACATATATATATATATAGTTATATATTAAATAAATTGATCCTTATCAAGTCTATTACGATGTATTTCATCTTTTGTTAATTCATCTTTATATTTTTTATACGCATACCGTACTAAATTTATTTCTAAAGGTGGTAACTGTGGAATTCCTTCCCAATATCTATGTTTATATAAAAAATCAATTTGAAAATCAACTGGATACAAATGTGATAATGATGATTCAGGATTAGAAACTAATCTTTCAAAACTTTTTTATCAGGTAGATTAAAATATAGATTTTTATTATAGTCTAAACATTTTTTATCTTTAATATCAATCATTTCAGTTGTTTTATGTTCTGAACAATATAATACTTTAGTTTCAGTTGGCACATTGATTGATGCATTTTTTGTACAATTTTCAAATTTACATTTTACTGGCATTAATAAAATATATAATATAAAATAAATATTTCAACATTTTTATTTTTTCAGATAGTTTTGAAGTCGATAAATGATAATTATAGGACTAGTTGATAAATATATTTTGTGTAAATATCAATTAAATAATATTTATCAAGAAATATCAACTTTTATGGGTACTAGTAGTCATCGTTGAAGATTAAAATGAAACAATAATTTTTAGAAATAAAATACATATACATATAATGTATTTTGATAAATATTTAGATTTAAAAAATCGGCATTTTAAATCTTCAAGGGTGTAAATGTATCACTATAAATAAATTATATATCTATTTATAATTGTGCTTATCATTACAAACTTTTAATTTAACTTTTTGTAGGATAAGAAAATATATGATTAATATATATAATAAAATGATGAAAAGTTTAGAAAATGAAAATAAACAAAGTGTAGAAATTGAAAAAAATAAATATATAATTATAAATAATATTAATAGATTTTTTGATCCATTTTCTTTAATACAAACAAAAAAAAATATTTTATATAATAATGGTAGATCTAGTTTATTAGCTGATTTACTATTTAAAATTATGGATAATTACTCTGAAGATATAAATTTAAATTCGATTTTTTCACATATAATTGAAAAGAAGTTGTTATTTGATAGTGATATGGATGGTAATCAACCAGTATTTAATATTATAAATAATAATGGATATAGTTTGTTAAGCAAGTATCTTGAAATAATTAGAAATAATGAATCTAATGATATATTTAAATATTTTTATAATAAAGAATTACTTATAGTACAACCTACTCCACTTTGTATATATATTAAAAATAAAGAGCTTTTTAATAATAATTTTTATGATCCTAAAATTATAGCTTTACTATCAATAAATTATAATGATCAAAATCCATTATTAATTAAAGATAATAATTATTCAATTTATCCAATTGAATTACTGCTAAAAATAATTTATGAACAAGAAAATGTTTCAAATGTTTTAAATTTTTTAAATTCAGATGATTTTTACAAAATAATGAATTTAATGATGTATAATTATGAAGAAAGTTTTATTGATGAAATATTAGGATTATTAAAAAAAATTTATGATAAATATGAATTATTATACAAGGAAAATGTTAATCAAGAAAATAAAAAACGTATTTTTGAATTAATAAAAAACTATAAAAATTTTTTTATAAGAAATAAATATATGTTAAATGATTTTAATTATAAAGAGAAATAGTTAAAGTACAAAACCAAGTATCTAAATTTACGATTAAAAAAAAAAGTAGGAGGTGGAAATTTTGATTCTGATGCAGAATCTAATATAATCTCTTTTTTGGATTTTGAAGTATTACGTTTATTCATACAAACAAATAAAAAAAATTATGAATTAAAAACTAATCAACAAATAATTTCATTAAAAGAAATTGTAGTTTCTAGTAGAAATGTATTAACAGGAGTTTTATCATTTTCAAATGAAAAATTTATTCTTAATAATTTAGTAATACAAGTAAGAAATATTACTAATGAAGAATTAACTCAATTATTATCTAAATTAAAATTATTTAGATTACAAACTCTTAATTTGCATGGTTGTAGTTTAATAACAGATGTAGGACTTGGACACTTGGTTAATCTAACATCTTTACAAAATCTTGATTTATCTGAATGTAGTATAACAGATGAAGGACTTGAATACTTGGCCAATCTAACATCTTTACAAACTCTTGATTTGCATGGTTGTAGTTTAATAACAGATGTAGGACTTAGACACTTGGCTAATCTAACATCTTTACAAACTCTTGATTTGCATGGTCGTTTGGAAACAGATACAGAACATGTACACTTTACTAGTTTAATAACAGATGCAGGACTTAGACACTTGGCTAATCTAACATCTTTACAAACTCTTAATTTAACTTTATGTAGGGAAATAACAGATGAAGGTCTTGGACACTTGGTTAATCTAACATCTTTACAAACTCTTTATTTAGATCATTGTAGAATAACAGATGAAGGACTTGTACACTTGGCTAATCTAACATCTTTACAAACTCTTAATTTGAGTTGTTGGGGCATAACAGATGAAGGTCTTGGACACTTGGTTAATTTAAGATATTTACAACATCTTAATTTAGCTTGGTGTAGTGAAATAACAGATGTAGCTCTTGAACATTTGGGTAATCTAACATCTTTACAAACTCTTGATTTAACTCGTTGTGAAAGAATAACAGATGTAGGTCTTGGACATTTGGGTAATCTAACATCTTTACAAACTCTTGATTTAACTCATTGTAGAGAAATAACAGATGCAGGTCTTGAACATTTGGGCAATCTAACATCTTTACAAACTCTTAATTTAACTCATTGTGAAAGAATAAAAGATGTAGGTCTTGGACATTTGGGTAATTTAACATCTTTACAACATCTTAGTTTAGCTTGGTGTAATCAAATAACAAATGCAGGTCTTATATACATAACTAGCTTAACATCTTTACAAACTCTTAATTTAACTGGTTGTAGTTTAATAACAAATGAAGGACTTAGATACTTGACTAATCTAACATCTTTACAAACTCTTGATTTATTTGTTTGTAGTTTAATAACAGATGCAGGACTGAGACACTTGGCTAATCTAACATCTTTACAAACTCTTAATTTAGGTTATTGTAATAGAATAACAGATGTAGGACTTAGACACTTGACTAGTTTAAGATCTTTACAATCTCTTAATTTGGATAATTGTCGTTTTATAACAGGCGAAGGTCTTGTCAACTTGAGTAATCTAACATCTTTAACAAGTCTTAATTTACATAATTGTGGAAAAATAACAAATGCAGGTCTTGTACACTTGACTAATCTAACATCTTTACAAACTCTTAATTTGAGTTATTGTGATAGAATAACAGATGTAGGACTTAGACACTTGACTAGTTTAAGATCTTTACAATCTCTTAATTTATCTGGTTGTGAGGAAATATCATATTTAGGTCTTGAATATTTAGTAGGCCGTTTAACATCTTTACAAACTCTTAATTTAAGATGGTGTAATCAAATAACAAATGTAGAAATTGAGCGATTAAGAAGTTCTTTACCTGGGATACAAATTATTAGATAAGTCAAAATAATTCCTATAAAATATTTAGCTTTAAAAGGTGGTTTAGAAAACTTAATTCCTAAAAAAATCATATTCTGCTCTAAATGCTGATGCAGAATCTAATATAATCTCTTTTTTCAATTTTGAACAATTAGATAAATTCATACAAATCAACCAAAAAATTATGAATGTAATTTTCACTTATAAAGTATGTGTACCAATATGCACTGAATATTTTTATTCTAAAAAAAAAAATATATATAATAATTTATATGCAATACAAAAGTAAATACTTAAAATACAAGCTTAAATATTTAAAGTTATATTTAAGCTTACAAAAAGGTGGTTTCAAAGAACAAATTAAATGGCCACAAGATTTAGAAAAAATAAAAATAGGTGAAGAACTAAAAATTATTAATATCTATCAATATAATTACAAAGTGATAGATGGTGATTACAATACTCGTTTACAATCACTTTTAAAGACCAAACCAACTTGTATAGTTTATAGTGTTACACCACAGGAAATCTTACTCGGATTTAACAGAGATACTGAATATAGAATAAGTGAAGCAAAATTTACCTTAGATGAATTTCCACAAGGACTACTTTTTGAAAAAGATATTCCTGATACAGAAAATTTGGCAAATGAGCAGGTTGTACCAAATAATCCAAATAAAAATCAGGCTATACAATATGATCAAAAGAATGATCAGGTTATATCATATAATCCTATAGAATATAGAATTAACAATCTTGAAAAACAAATAGCAGTAATAGAAAAAAGATTGACCAATCATTATCATATATTACCAACTTCAGGAATGAAAGATTTTGAAGATTCTCATCCATACTACAATAGAAAATTAAATTAAAAATTTATTATAATAATAGATTACAAAAATTAATATAGTTTATCTACCAATTAGACCAACTAATAGGTTTTATTCGTTCTGAACCAATTGGTTTAATTATTTTATTAGAATTATTTATTGGTTCATCTTCCCAACTTGTTTTACTTTTAAGATCATCTTGTTTTCTTGACATATTTATAATCTATCAGATATGATAATTATATGCATAGGATTAAAAATTCAATCTTTTTTACCACTCGCTATTATCTGGATAGACTTCATCATAATCTGGAGTATCTTCATACTGTTCATCATAATCGCTGTCATCCTCATCAACAAATTGTACCTTTGCTGTCTTTTTAACTTTGGCAAATAGAGGTGGGAGGTCTTGACGTGGAACAACTGGAGCGCTTGTAAATGGATCCTTAATGATTTCATGCTTTTCAAGATTTGACCAACATGATGCTGCTGCTTTTGTTGGTGCAGTAGTAGGTCCTTTGGATAAAGCAGGAAATTCACTTTCTGTAAATTCAAGTGTCTTTGTTTGAGATTCTACAGGAGTTGACCTAAAACTGTATCCAGCTTCTGTGACAGTTCCAGAACCTGTAACAGTTCTATCTTCTCTCACAGTTATATCTTCTGTACGAGATTTCCACTGGAATGTAGCGTCTACGCTGGGTTGCTTATCCTGTGTAGCAAGATAAGACTTGATAGGTTTACTAGTACCATTAGAATTGGTATTAGTACGGCAAAAAGTATACACAGTATTACTCATAGCTTTTAATATGAATATATTGATATAATTATATTTTTATATCAACATATTTGTATACTATCGATTAGTGTAGTATAAAAAATTCAATTTTTTCTTAGATTATTTATTTCTTGGATCCAGTCTTTTTTGATCCTGCTTTCTTGGATCCAGCTTTCTTTGATCCAGCTTTCTTTGATCTCTTTCTTCCACCAGCTAAATCAATATCAGCTTTTTTAGCCCCACCTTTAAGTTGTTCTTTAGCAAACTTGAGTTTTGATCCCTTAAGCTCTTTTTTAAGATCATATTCATCTAAATCTTTTTCAGTAACTTCACCATTAACAGTAGATTTAATTTTATACTTACCATCTTTTCCAGTAATAACAATTTTTTCAGATTCCTTATCATCTTTGTGAAAATATTTGATTTTAAGTCCTTTTTCTCCTTGAATCACATATTCTTCATCAACAATTTTTTTTCCCTTTTTTAATTGACATATTTCTAACATCATGTAAAACTTCAATAACTGACATATTTTATAATTATATTCTAGATAAAAAAAATTTAAAGGTTTTTAATTTTTTATTTATCTAGAAATTTGTATCCCAGGTAAAGATTCTCTTAGTTGTGCAACTCCTTCATCTGTTATTCTAAAACATCCAGCTAAATTAAAAGTTGTTAAAGATCTTAAATTAGTTAAATGTCCAAGACCTGCATCTGTTATTTGATAACAAACAAATAAATCAAGAGTTTGTAAAGATGTTAGATTAGTCAAGTATCTAAGTCCTGCATCTGTTATTCTAAAACATCCAGCTAAATTAAAAGTTGTTAAAGATCTTAAATTAGTTAAATGTTCAAGTCCTGCATCTGTTATTCTAAAACACCAAGCTAAACTAAGATGTTGTAAAGATGTTAGATTACCCAAATGTCCAAGACCTACATCCGTTATTTGATCACATCTACTTAAATAAAGAGTTTCTAAAGATGTTAAATGGCTTAAATGTACAAGACCTACATCTGTTATTTTATTACAAAAAACTAACCAAAGAGTTTGTAAAGATGTTAAATTACCTAAGTGTACAAGACCTGCATTTGTTATTAGATAACAACGAGTTAAATCAAGATTTTGTAAAGATGTTAAACTAGCCAAGTGGGCAAGACCTACATCTGTTATTTGATAACAACGAGTTAAATCAAGATTTTGTAAAGATGTTAAACTAGCCAAGTGGGCAAGACCTGCATTTGTTATTTGACCACATCCATGTAAATTAAGAGTTTGTAATTTATTTCTATTTAATTTAGATAATAATTGATTTAACTCGTCATTTGTAATATCTGGTACTTTTATTACTAAATTATCAATAATAAATTTATAATTTGAATTATTTGAAATATCTTCAAATGATAAAATTCCAGCTAATACATTTCTACTTGAAACTATAATTTCTTTTAACTGAATTTTTTTGTCATTAGTTTTTAGTTGAAGATTTTTTTTATTGGTTTCTATGAATCTACCTAATTGTTTAAAATCCAAAAAAGATATAATATTAGATTCTGAATCAGGAACTAACTTTTTTGATAAACCACCTTTTAAAGCTAAATATTTTTTTTTATATTTTAAATATTTTTTTTGATAATTCATATATAAATAGTATACATAAATTATTTTTACTTATATATTTATTTAAGAAACTATACAAATTGCAAAGAAGCAATTACATTATTATAATTTGAATTTTTAGAAATAAAATATATATATATATAATAATGAATTTTAAATTAAAATATTTAAAATATAAAAAAAAATATTTAGAATTAAAAAATCAATCTGGAGGTAATTTTGATTGTAAAAAAGATCTCTATAATCTTCCACTAAATGATATATGTGAAGAAATTCAAGATGGTGAATTTTTTGATATTCAAAGTTGTATTACTTCAGAAAGATGTAATAATAAATGGAGAAATGCAAATAATTTTATAAATAAAATTATTAAAAATCCTTTTATTTTTAAATTCGATACGTTTCTAGATGCTTTAAAATTTAAATATTCAAATAAAGATTCAACAGATAATTTAGTTAATATTTCAGTATATGAATTAAAAATTGAAGATATAGATGCATATACAGCATTAAATAAATTTGATACAATAAATGCTGACTATGTTTCATTAGCTATTAGGGAAAATATTGATATTAATTTAACAGAATTTTTTAATAAAATAAAAAACGTTATTAAATTAAAAACAAAATATATACCAACAGAAGTAAATGTATTACCACAAAGTTTAACACATTTAACTATTCTTGATCATTTTAATCAACCAATAGGAGTAGGTGTATTACCACAAAGTTTAACTCATCTCGTTTTTTATACTTATAGTTTTAATCAACCAATAGGTGTAGGTGTATTACCTAAAAATTTAACTCATCTCACTTTTGGTAGAGGTTTTAATCGACTAATAGGAGTAGATGTATTGCCTAAAAATTTAACTCATCTCACTTTTGGTGATGATTTTAATGAACCAATAGGAGTAGATGTATTACCTAAAAAATTAACACATCTCACTTTTGGTAGTAGTTTTAATCATCCATTAGTTTATGATATAATATCAGAAGGTTCTAGAGTGAAGATATTGCCAGAAAATTTAACACATCTTACTTTTGGTGATGAGTTTGATCAACCAATAGGAGTAAATGTATTACCTACAAATTTAACTCATCTCACTCTTAATTATATACATAATATACCAATGGGTGTAGGTGAATTACTAAATTTAACACATCTTACTTTTAGTGATAGTTTTAATCAACCAATAGGTGTAGGTGTATTACCACAAAATTTAACACATCTTACTTTTGGTCATAGTTTTAATCGACTAATAGGAGTACATGTATTACCAACAAATTTAACACATCTTACTTTTGGTCATAGTTTTAATCAACCAATAGGTGTAGGTGTATTACCAACAAATTTAACACATCTTACTTTTGGTAGTAGGTTTAATACACCAATAGGTGTAGATGTATTACCAAATTTAACTTATCTAAGTTTTGATCCAAATTTTGGAAAATATAACATTAGGAATAATTATATGTATAATTTTGATGATCAGAACTCTTATGGTAATTATTTTTATCGTGATTATGATGTAGAAAAATATAGCTTTAATCAAGAAATTGGAGAAAATGTATTACCAATAAGTTTAACTCATCTCATCTTTAGTTTTAAGTTTAATAAACCCCTTGGTAATTCATTAAATAGATTAGAAAACTTAACTCATCTCGCTTTTGGTTGTAAATTTAATAAACCAATAGGATTAGGTGAATTACCACCAAATTTAATTCATCTAAAATTAGGTGTTAATTATGATCCTAAATTTAATGAAGATATACTTTATTATGATGAGCAAGATGATTGTAGTCATCAGATTGAGTTTGAGTATAATTTGTGGTGCTTTAATCAACCAATAGAAGTAGGTGTATTACCACAAAGTTTAACTCATCTTACATTTAGTGTAAAATTTAATCAACCAATAGAAGTAGATGTATTACCAGAAAATTTAACTCATTTAACTTTTGGTTCTAAATTTAATAAACCAATAGGACTAGGTGTATTACCAGAAAATTTAACTTATCTTATGTTTGGAAATTGTTTTAATCAAAAAATAGAAGTAGATGTATTACCACAAAGTTTAACTGAGCTTATTTTCACTTCTAAATTTAATAAACCAATAGGATTAGACGTATTACCAACAAATTTAACTCATCTAGTTTTTGGTGATAGTTTTAATCACAGAATAAAAGAAAATGTTTTACCACAAACTTTAAAATATCTTATTTTTAGTAATAATTCTATTTATAATCACCAATTAGATTTGAATATATTACCTAGTAATTTAACACATCTGTATTTAGGTAAATATTTTAATGAACCTATAGTTCTACCACAAAGTTTAACTCATTTAGATATATGTAATAAAGAACATGAACAAATTAATTTATTATATAATAAATTTAAATTTATAAATAAGTTTGATCGATTTAATGAATTTAAGTATTGTGAAAACAATACTACCGAATATAGACATTATACTGGAATATATGGAAGAGATGAAGATGAAGATGAATATGATGAAAATGAATTCTAACTGTTAGCGACCTTAATCAAAACATATTATTTTCTTAGTACAGACTTTAGCATATTGTCAAAAAAATATATAAAAAAAATAAAATTATTTATTCCAGTGAATATTTTACACCCTTGAAGATTTAAAATGCCGATTTTACTCAACAAAAAAATATTCAAGGTTTGCCCATTGCAGAGCATGTAAATTATGATTTTGTTAAGGCGACAACCCCAACTGATTTATTGACTTTCTTTTGAACGACTTTTTTAACCTTCACTTTTATTGGTTTTTCTACTTTTACATTTTCTTCCTTCTTCTCCCTACATAAATATTTAGGTCGTTCAAGTCCATTAATTGCATTTTTTGCAATTTTGTATATATTAGTGGCACCATTTACATCTCTATTCCATACACCTGAACACTTTTTACAAGTTAAAAGCCCATGGACTAAGATATTACCACTTATATATGGTTTTGGATTTTTCTATATGGTGAAGAAAATGTTAGTATAACAAATCAATTTTATTATATATTCAAACGTCATTTTATGTTTCAAAATCTACAATATATTTTAATTGCAAATTATGTTTACATTGAATATAATAAAAAAAAAGATAGAAATCCAAAAAATAACTCTAAATTTTTATGGGGACTTTTAACCAGTAATGAACGAAAAAATTTTATAAAAAAATATGTTGATTATAATTGACAAAATGTAATAAAACAAAAACATAATAGATAAACTAGATTTTCTAATTTAGATTATTTTAATCTGGATATAAGAAAAAGTATTTTTGTATAGTGATTATTCTAATAAACTATAAATGATATCAAATAATTTGTTTAATTCAATTAATATTTTTTGTTTATGTTCATCATCTAAATCCTTAATAAAATTTAGCTGATATTCATTTAATTTTTTGCAGTTTCTAATATCATCTAAAATCATTTCATAATCAATCTTTAATATTTTTTCTCCAGATTTCATATAGTATTCAGGTATAATTATAAATAAATTATCTAATCTATGTCGTTTAGGAGGTTTCCAATCAGTAGTAATATTTTTATTTATATCACTATTTGGATTAAAATACTTAATTAGTGATAGCGATAATTTGTTTAGATCAATATCATTATCTTCTTCTAAACTCGACATTTTTTATTTATTTAACATAAAACAAAAATTTAATTTTCAATTTTTTATTTATAAAACATGTCCAACATAAGGTCATCCACCTGCTGATTCCTTACAATTTGTAAGCGTGAGTGCATATAATTTTTCTTTATCCTGAAGTGGTTGAGTAAATGTTGTTAAACTAGCTAATGTATCAGTTAATTGAAAAGAATAAAATAAATTATTATATGAACATTATCAATACAATTTATGTTTAACCTCTAATACAAATATTCTAGCATTTCATTACTAAAAGCCCTTGCTCCTGGTTCATAATTATGGACCAAAGCTTTTAATTTTGATGAATTTTCAATTTGGTAATACCATTTACCCAACCACTTATATCTATTTGGTAGGAATATTTCTTCTAAATTAACTAATTTATCTAATGAATTACTCAGTGGTTGATCAAAATCTTCACCAAAATGTAAACTTTTTAAATTAACTAAATTATCTAATGAATTACCAAGTGGTTGATTAAAACTTGCTTCATCCTGAAAATATAACTCCTCTAAATTAACTAATTTATCTAATGAATTATCGAATGGTTTATTAAATCCATTACCAAAATTTAAACTTTTTAAATTTACCAGTTTGTCTAACGAATTACCAAGTGGTTTATTATAATCTGAGACATTCTGATCAAAAGTAATTTCCTCTAAATTAACTAAATAATTTAATGAATTACCAAGTGGTTTATTAAATCTACCACCAAAATACAATGATTTTACATTCACTAATTTTTCCATCAGTATATCTAAACCTGTATTGACTTCTATATCATCTAGTAAATCTATTGGTATTTCTTTACTTAATATACTAAGATTTTCGGTGCCTTCAATTTTTAGTTTACCATCTTGAATATTATTTTTAATAAAATCAATGTCAAATAATATTTTTTCTCTTAAAATTTTTTTTAGAAAATCATTTAGATCACTATCATTTGCTTTATCTTTTATAAATTCTAATGTTACTGGTTTATCTTCCGAGTTCATAATTTGGTTCGTTCTAAGATGAATTTGAAATTTTACTTCATTTTGTGAATTTGGATTTATTATTATTATATATATTGGACCTTGCTTATTATAGTAGCTAAACATATTATTATTTTGCGAAGCAGTGCACCATTTGGTATGACTTCCATAATATTTAGCACCTGCTTCTGTTAATGGATGATAAACTTTTAATTTAGGTTTATCTAATATTATTTCAATATTTGGTTCTCCTTCACCAACTTCTTTTATTTGTTTATGAATCGATTTTTTTTCTTGTTTTTCTTTCTTTTTTCTTTCTATTTCTTCTAATACACCTTTATTTTTAGTTATAAAATCTTCTAAGACTGATAATGAAATTATTTTATTTATATCAAGTCCTTTATTATTATTTTTTAGTATATCATTTATTTCCATAGCGTCTATAAAACGTCCTTTATTTTCAATGCTATTTGGTACACCTAAATTTCCTGATAAATAAATGTTAACAAGCTTATCTATAAAACTATCATCAACATTATCTTTAATTAAATTAAAAATCTTATTAAAAATAGGCATTTCATTTTCAATTTTTGTTATTTTATCTTTATGATTTATTACTGTGGAAATTAAATTATTAATTTGTTCATGTGTTGGTAAATTTGGTAATTCAATTTGACTTGACAAATAAGCATCATTTTGTCTTGACAAATAAGTATCATTTTGTAATATTTCTAAAACTTTTTGATAACCACTAATTATCTTCCTAAAAAATGAATCTTTTGCAGTTTTTTCACCACCACCAAGTAATAGCTGTAATTTTAAATATTTTGCTTTATATTTAAAGTATTTTTCTTTATATTCTAGATTATTGAACATGATAATATATTATTTGTGTGATAAAATTAATTTAGTAAATTATTTAATTTTTTTGTGTGTAAACAAGATTTTTACTTAGTCCATACAATATATTATAATTTGAATTTTTAGAAATAATATATATATATATAAATGTATTTTAATAAATATTTAAAATATAAAAGTAAATATTTAGATTTAAAAAATTTCAAATCTATAAAATTATTTGGAGGAACAATTACTGAATCAGATGAAAGATTATTAAATATTTTAGAAATTGATCCAAATTTAATTTATGATTTAAAAATGGTTGATGCTGATTATAGAGATGTTGTTAAAAATTTAATTAATAAAAATATTGAAAAAAAAAATAAAGAAAATAATAATCCTCTAAAAGTTTTTAAAGATACAAATAGAGAAATAATCTTTATATCTAAAGAAGAAGATTTTAAAAAATCATTAGAAGAATTTAGAGATTATTTAATTAAATATAATTATTTTGATAATATATTAAAAGTTGTGGAAATAAGACAAAGATTTACAATTACAAAAGAAGATATTATTGCAGACATAGATGATAACGTTGGTGATATTACTATAAGTATAATTAAAAAAATTAATGTTAATGTTAATGATATTTTTGGTTTATTAAAAAAAGACGGACCTGATATATTTAGAATTGATAAATATAAACCTGTAGCGACTTTACTTTCAAAAACAGGATGGAGTACATTCAGAGAAAATTATAATTCTTATACACCAGAAGAAAAAAGTAAATTAAATGAAATTTTATTAAGCCGTGATATTAAATTATATGAGTCACCTGGAAATGGTTCACAGTTTATATTTTATTCGGAAAATTATTTATTAAGGTTGTGTAGAATATTTAATATTGATTTAGATAAAGCTTTGAATATTTTGTCTATTATTGGTAATATAAAAACTGACGATGAAATGTATTTTATTTATTGTGCATTTCATAATGAATTTGATATTGAAGCAATTATAAGATTACATAAAGAAAATAAAATTAATTTTGAATTATATGAAAGATTTATAAATGAATAAAAATATTTTTTATAATATGATTTACTTTTTTGGTTCAAGTATATTACTTGAATAAATTCATTTATTTTACTGTCTATAGTTTTAATTATTTTGCCATTTACAAATTTTCTTTTAAGAATTCTTATAATTATTTGGTCCATTATCTAGAAATTTACTAGTAAATATGTATAATTTGGATACACCTAAAATATTTTATTTTAATGAATAAGTTAATATAGAATATTTATATAAAAATATCTTTATTATATAAATAATGAAAAAATATGAAGTTGTATATAAATTGCCAGAGTGGATCGATATAGATTATCTTCATTGGGATATATTATCAAGAAATCCAAATGCTATATATATATTAGAAAAAAATCTAGATAAAATAGATTGGAAATCGTTATGTAAAAATCCAAATCCAAATGCGATTCTTTTATTAGAAAAAAATTTGGATAAATTAAATAAAGATTGTTGGGGTATTTTATCACGAAATGAAAATGCTATTCCTTTATTAGAAAAAAATTTGGATAAATTAAATAAAGATTGTTGGGGTATTTTATCACGAAATGTAAATGCTATTCCTTTATTAGAAAAAAATCAAGATAAAATAGATTGGTTTGGCTTATCTAAGAATCTAAATGCTAGTTCTTTGTTAGAAAAAAATCTGGATAAAATAGATAGGTATGTATTTTCTAGCAATCCAAATGCTATTCCTTTATTAGAGAAAAATCAACATAAAATAGATTGGGAATCGTTATGTGGAAATATAAATCCAAATGCTATTCCCTTATTAGAAAAAAATTTGGATAAATTAAATAAAGATTGTTGGGGTATTTTATCACAAAATGAAAATGCTATTTCTTTATTAGAAAAAAATCAAGATAAAATAGATTGGAAATTGTTATGTAAAAATCCAAATGCTATTCCCTTATTAGAAAAAAATTTGGATAAAATATATGATAATTGTTTAATCTCTAATAATGAAAAAAGATGGGATTATTTATCAAGAAATCCAAATGCTATATCTTTATTAGAAAAAAATCAAGATAAAATTAATTGGAAATTTTTATCAATGAATCCAAATGCAATTTCTTTATTAGAAAAAAATCAAGATAAATTAGACAAAGAATGTTGGATTGGTTTATCAATGAATCCAAATGCAATTTCTTTATTAGAAAAAAATCAAGATAAAATAAATTGGGAATGTTTATCAACAAATCCAAATGCAATTCCTTTATTAGAAAAAAATCTGGATAAAATACATTGGTATAAAATATGTTGGAATCCAAATGCTATTCCTTTATTAGAAAAAAATTTGGATAAATTAGGTTATTATGATGATTATGATGTTAATAATGATAGGAATTATTTATATTTAATAGAACCAACATGGCATTGTTTATCAAGAAATCCAAATGCTATATCTTTATTAGAAAAATATCCAAATAAAATACATTGGAAATCATTATGTCTAAATCCAAATGCTAATCATTTATTTCATTTATTAAAAAAAAATTTGGATAAATTAAATAATGAGTCTTGGTCTAATTTAAGTGGAAATCCAAGTATATTTGAAATTGATTATATGAAAACAAAAAAAAATATGGTAGATATTTTTTTTGAGGAATTAATGATGATCGCATTACATCCAAATCGTATTATGAAATGGTTAGAAGTAGGGTTTGAAGATTTTTAATTTTATGCTCTTAATTATTAAGAAATTATTCCGCCATTTTTGCAAAAATAAATCCTGGTTTTTTTACGTCTTCCTTATTAAAATCATTTTCACCTAATTGTTTTCCTTCACAATCTGTAAAAATAACACCGTGTCCAATAGCATCTTTAATATCAAATCTACAACCATTATCAAGTAAATAAGATAATAGTTCATAATTGGAATTCATGATAGCACACACCCAATACTGATTATTATTACGATTTAACTGGCATCCTTTTTGTTGTAAATATTTTACACATTCAATGTGACAACCTGTAATTGAATATTCAATACATAATACTTTATTCATTGGACATCCATGATCAAGTGCGTATTTTAAACATTCAAAATGTCCTTTACGAGATGCATATTCAGTAATGTGCTCATTCCACGGACATCCATTTTCATGTGCATATTTTAAACATTCTAAGTGTCCTTCCATAGCAGCATAATAAGGTGTGTCCCAATCACAAGGATAATTATACTCGTGTAAATATTTTAAACATTCTAAATGGCCACCATAAGCAGCCTCTTCGCATGTAAAGGGGTTAGATTTTTTTTTTTTAGCAATTAGTTTTTTTAATAATTCTAAATGATTGTCCTTATTATTATCACAACATCTAATTAATTTTTTTTTTAAATAGCTTGCCATAAAATTATAGTTATATTATTATACAATTATATTTCAATTTTTAATTGAATTAAAAATAATAAATTATTAACTCAAAATAAAACTATAATTATGTATTTCCTGTAAGTTGTAAGAGTAATAATTTATTTTTATATCAAATTTGAGAAATAAAAAAATATTGGTAAAATATTTAATCTAAAAAAAATTTGACATATTTTAGTGATTAAATAAGTTATTTTTTAAGAGTCAAAATAAAATTGTAATAATCTAGAAATTGTAATTAATGGATTAATATTATTGTTATATTTTTTATATTTTTCAAAGTTTGATAACCTAAAAGTTAAATTTAATTTTATTTGGTTTGTTATTAAATTTTTTAATTCTATATTTGATAATACTAATTTAATATTATTGATAAAAATTTCATATAATGCTAACATTGTTATTTCTGAATTTTTAGATGTTTTTATTAAAGTATAAATAACATGATTAAACTTTTCTATATCATATTCATTAGTAACTTTAAAATTAAATTTTGAATCATTGTTATCTAATAATATTGAATGAGTATTACTAATTTCATTTATATCTAGTAAAATATCATATGATTTTATAATATATTCTTCTAATGAATAATTACTTTTTATAATTTTATTATATAATTCCAAACAAATATCAATTGGATTAATATTATTAGTTATTTCTTTAATTTTTTCAAAAGTTTCATACTCATCTTCCTTAAATTCAATTAATTTATTAAATACAGTTATTCTAAATTTTTCATTTTTCACCAAAAAATTATTATTATCAATTATAGTTTTTATAATAATAATACTTAATACAGTTTTTTTTATTTTATTACCAGATAGATTATTCATTGCAGATATTAAATTTTTTATTTTTATCATTAAATCTGAATCTTCAAATGTAATTTTATTACTAAAATCTATAGTAAAATTATTATTTTTTATTTCATTATAAATATAATCATCATTACATTTATCAAATAAACTTAATATGGGATAAAAATTAGAAAATATGTTTATAATATTTTTCTTTAAAGATACCATAATAAATAAAGTAAATAGTAATTAATTATAAATTCAATTTTATTTAACAATAAAAGTGATAATTGTGTTATTATCTCTATTTATTTTAACAAGATCAAGTGTTTTTATTCCACCTCCAATCAGTTCAGCAATTTTATTTAGATGGCGTTCCATTAAATCGCTTGCTAATGTAGGTGAATTATATATTTTATTAGAACTATATAATTCATTTAAATCATCAATTATTTCTTGTTCATTTCTACACGCACATAACATTTTTGCTTTTGGATTAAATGATTCATAGAATCCATCGGATGAACATATAATAATATCATCTTTTTGCAATTCAAAAATACTAATATCAGGAACTCTTCTTATAAATCCTTCTGGAAACTTAAAATCACCAATACCGCCTACAACCATAATTTCATCATCATTTATACTAGCATATAATGATCCTTCTTTAGTATAATCTGCATATTTAAAACTTACTTGACTACCAAATATTTCAGTTAATCGAGATTGCTCGTTTAAGTTATTTGCATCGTGATCAACAGTTCTATAAACTGATTCAAAAGTTATACTATTTTTTCTAAAAATCTGAATTACAGAATCACCAAGATTAGCGATGTATGCCCGTTTAAGATTATTATCAATAACGCAAACTGTTAATGTTGTACCACCAATACCTCCTTTAAATTTTGCTAAATTATTAATATCTTCAAATGTTTGTAAAAGAGCATTTTCAATACTCGCTAAATTTTTAATATTTCTTGTGAAATAAATTTGGAAACTACCGCTTGCTAAGATTGACATATTGGGAGATCCACCATGACCATCAGTTGCTCCAATTACAATATATTGATCACACGAAAAATTAATACTTCTATCTTCAGTATATGGAAAACATTTACCATTAATTTTCATAGTCTTTTGATAAGAATATCCTGGATCATGTGAAGATGTAATATTACTATTTTTATTACTTAAATATTGGCTATCCATAAGAACCAAATTATCATTTGATCCACGTTCTGGATTACTAATTGATCTTTTTAAAACGGTAATATTTTTGTTACTATTTATATCATTTAAGTGATGATGTATTGAATTAGAATCAATATGCCTATTGGAGTCCATATTAGAATTATAATTTTCAACATCATCATTTTGATAACGCAGTTTAGTTTCTATGAAGTTTCTATTTACATCAACAATATTTAAATTATTACTATTTAAATTATTACTATTTATATCAATGTTATTTATATTTACAGAATATATTTTATTTAAATTCTTATTCTTTATGTTATACATTAAATATAAGCTCAAGAATTATATTCTAATTTTTTCAATTTTTTCTAAAATACAATAAATGGAAGATTACAAGAAAAAATATTTAAAGTATAAAAAAAAATATATGATGTTAAAATTAGGTGGTTCTAAAAATCGTACTGTAACAAAAGATCAATTAACACAACCTCAATTTACAGAAGCTCAAAAAGACCAACGTCGATTAACATTATATAAATTATTAAGAGAAAATAATGTAGAAGATTTTTTAAAAAATAATAAAGAACTTAATGATTTACTTATAAATAATAAAAATAAATTAAAAAAACAATTAGATCCAAAGAATATATATAAAGTAGTTACTGGAAATGAAAAGAAACAATTTTGGGAAAGATTACCACATAGTTTGAGGCAATATTTTAAAAACTATAGACAAGAAAATTTTAAAAACTATAGAGAAGAAAATTCTAAAAATATTGAAAATTTTATAATATATACTAAATCTATTGATAATATTAGATATTTAATAAATGAATTTTATATATTTAATGATATTATATTATGTGAACTTAAAAAAATTTCTTTAACAAATTTAGAAAATTTTTTAAAAGAAAATAAATTAAATGAAAATAAAAGAAATAAAATCAACAATAAAATAAAAGAAATATCAAACTTTGAAATATCAAACTGTGATATAAATAATACAGATAAAAAATCTGCTAAAGTATTAGTTGAAGAACCTCAAAAAAATACAAAATCTGAAGAATCTCAAAAAAAAAAAAACCCTTGGATTAAAGCTGCTGAAAAATCTGATAAATTATTAGAAAAAAATACAAAATCTGATGATTTCTTCGGTATTAAAGTTGATACTAACATAATACATACTCATATAGAACCATATGACAATTGTAATCCATATTTTATGAATGATAATATGAGTTTATATACAAATGATTATTTAGAAAAATATTTAATAAGAACTAAAATTAAAATTGATTACTATATTATTCAGCCATCTGATGTATTGTTATCAACTTTAATACCGAAGAACGCATCATTAATATCAAATAATAAAAATGAATATGAATATTTAGATTTAGGTTTTAAAATTATAATAATTTATAAAGATGAAGAAAAAGGAAAATGGAATAATATTGAAGATAAAGCACAAAAATGGATACAATCTCTCAGACAAATTGATGAAGTAAAAAATCATAATGGATTTATAGATTATATAATCGAAAATAAAAATAAAGTTATTACTTATGTTAGAGAACTTTTATTATTAAATATTTATAATTATATAAATGGAAATAAAAATGAATCACTAAATAAAAAAATATGTTCTATTTGTTCTCTTTATAATGATAAAAATGAAATAAATGGATGTTTAATGCCAATACCAAACAATCATTATACATTTAATAAAGATGTATTTTGTGTTTTACTTAAAACTAATGAATTTACGGGAAAATTAGAATTACCAGAAAAAATAAATGAAGATAATAATAATAATGAATATAATGTTGAAGGTACTTATTATTTTATAACGAAATCAAATTATACTAATAATAATGAATATATTTTATCAATTAACGATTTTGATGAAGAATTTAGAAAAGCATTATTAAAACATTGCGAAAGACAAGATGAAATACAAAATAACTGTTTTAAATTAAAAAAAAATATTGAAAAAAAAATTGAAAAAAAAATATCACTTAATATTAATGTTGATAAACATAAAGAGACTAATAATAAATTAGATAAATATATTAATTATTCAAAGAGACTATCGATTAGAATAGGAAGTATATCATCAATTATTTATGTAGGAAAATTTATTACAAAAAATTTATTGTTGACATCATGTAGCTGTCCATTTATTATTAATAATGTTGATGCAACTGTTAAAATGTTACAAGATATCAATCATGAGTACAAAAATTCATATGCTGATCCTGAACTTAAATTTAGAGAATCAATTATACAAATCCCTAATAATCAAAAAAAAATTAGTAATCCAATTAATTTAGAAAAAGAATATATTCAATATGCAGTAAATCACAAAAATAGAAAAATATCTTTATTTGACACACAATGGGAAAAAAAAGAACAATTACGTCAAGAAAGACAAACTTATGAATACAATAAAAGACATAGAAAAATCAATCCACAAATAATAGCTGATCAAATAACTTATAAACAAAAAACTTCTAATGTTATTGAAAAGTATCAATTAAAATTTGACAAAGAATATTTAAATGAGTGTAAATTAGATTTATCTACTGAAAAAAATAGCCAATTTATTTTTACATTAGTTAGAACTGATAAAAATAGTGATAATACATGTAAAGATATACTTGAATTTTATGTTTTAACTAAACCACTTGGTTTTTATAAATATATTGCTACTGGTTCTAATCAATATAAAACTTTAATTTATGATCGTCATAATGATTTATTAAAAAAAATTAATCTTAATGAACTAAATTCTAAAATTAATAAAATAACAAATATTAATGATACAAAAAATAAAAAAGATAAAAAAGATATATTTATTGCTTTTACATATGTGGGTGAAAATATTATAACTTATTTAATAACATTTGAAGAATTTATGGAAATGATTAATAAAAAATTTATTGAATTTGGTAAAAAAGTAAATGATTCATATGATAATATTAAAAAAAAATATGATGCTAATCAATTTTCTTTAACAGAACAAGAAAATAATCTTATATTAATTGATAGTGTTTATACTGATATAAAAAAGATGTTATTGAATATTGATAATAATAATGTAAATGTTTTTGATAATGATACAATAGAATATTTAGTAAAAATACCAAATATAGGATCACAAATAATACCCCCAAAAAAAGAAACCGGGCTACAAAATAATAAAATAGTTACGGAAGATTTAATAAATGAAAATGATGATTTAGATTATGGATCAATAAAACAAAGTGATATAGAACAAAGTGATATAGAACAAAGTGATATAGAACAAAGTGATATAGAGGAAAATAATAAATCAAAAGATTATAAACAAAAAAATAAATCAAAAAATAAAAAACAAAAAAATAATAAATTTGGTAGAGAAAATTATTATTAATTTATTATATTATGTAATCATATTTATTATTTTTCCAAATCAACTATATTATGACATTAAATTTGATGATACAATAAAATATATTTATTTGAAGAACTTATATATTTTACTGAATTTATAATTTCATAAATTAAAATTAGCTTATAGAGCAACAATAAAAAATATTTTGATTATTTACACGCTTGAAGATTTAAAATGCCGATTTTTTAAGATATAAATAATTATATATTAAATGTCTAAACACAAAAGTGAAGATTATAAAATTACAGCAGTTAAATATTATTTAGAAAATGATATTAATTATACAAAAATGTGTGATATTTATAAGTGTTCTGAAAGATGGATTTAAAGATATAAAGAGTTAGAAGAAGTAAAAAGATTAAATAGAAAACCAATATCTTATAAAAGAACAAGTTAAATATGCTATAAAAAAATTAAAAGAAAATGAACGTTAGAACCTACTTCATGATGAACAGATTACAATGGAATAATTACATAAAATACTTAAAAAGTAATATAAGGATTTTGATATTACACCTTAACATTTAGGAATCTCATAAGAGATAATACATAACCAGAAAAATAACACGAGATTAAAGGCAAATAAAAATCTTCAATTTTTATTTCCCCGACTTAAAATGAACATTACCAAAAGAAAGATATGGAAAACCATAAGGAGATAAGTTGTCTTTTTATTTAGAAAACCACAAATAATTACCTAAAAATATTACAATACCTGATTTACATAAAATAAACATAGAAGAAGCAAAATAATATGTTAATAAAAATTTTCAAAACTTATTTTAAATTATTATAAATATATAAAATTAATTCTATTCAATGGACGATCACCAAAGATTCTTTTTTTTGATTGCGTATTACTAAAACGGTGTGGTATAGTAATCCTACTAAGAAATTGATTATTAGCAAAAGCACCATCGCCAATCTCTATAACAGATCTTGGTATTTTTAATTCAGATATTAAGTTATTAGCAAAAGCATTATCACCAATATGTGTAACAGAATTTGGTATAATTACTTCCCCTAAACTCCTATTAGCATATTCTTCATTATTAATATGTGTTACTCCACTTGTTATATTAAGAACATTGCCTTCATCTCCATGTGTTATAATACCTGGCACTGGAAATATAGGTATTGGTCCCCAATCATCATCTACTAATGGTGCATCTACATGTGGTGCATCTACTTGTGGTGCATCCAGATGTAAAGCATTATATGCATTAATTATTCGTTGTCTATCTGCTTGACTTATTTCAACCATACTATGTGGTGTATTATTATTGTCGCGTCTAATAACCCATTCATATAGTCCGTCTACAAAATAGCATCTTCCATTAATTGTTATTCTTTGAGATGGTTCATAAGATCCAAGTTCTTCAAATGTAATAGGATCAAGATCCTTCATATCTGGTAGATTACCACTAGAATCAGGATCGCATTCACCACCTAATTGGTTTTTTAAGTTTAAATATTTATTTTTATATTTTAAATATTTTATTTTATACATTTAATATACATGATATTTATTATATTTCCAACACAATTATACAATGATATTAAAATTTTAGATGAGTATAAGAAGATATATTTATTGGAAGATACACGCTATTTTACAGATTTTAAATTTCATAAATTAAAATTAGCTTATCATAGAGCAACAATGAAAAAATATTATGATTATTTAAAAACAAAAAATATTAATGTTTCATATATTAATTTTGATAAAGTTACGAAAACATTTTATAAATCATTAAAAGAAGTTGCATTTTATGATCCATACGATAATAAATTAATAGAAAAACTAGAAAAATTATTAAAATGTAATATTTTACCACAACAACAATTTGTTATAACTAATGAAGAAATTATTTCAAATAAAGATTTATTTTATAATAATGGAAAATACAGAAATGATCTATTTTACAAATTTATGCGAAAAAAATTAAATATATTAATTAAAAAAGAAGGAAAACCAGAAGGAGATAAGTGGTCTTTTGATTTAGAAAACCGCAAATCATTACCTAAAAATATTAAAATACCTGATCTACCAAAGATTAATAAAAATAAATATATAACTGAATCTATTAATTATATTAATACTAATTTTAATGACAATTATGGTTCATTAGATAATTTTATATATCCAATCGACCATAATTCATCAATCGATTGGTTAAATAGCTTTTTAGAAAAAAGATTAAATAGTTTCGGTCCTTATGAAGATGCTGTATCAACAGAAAATGATTTTATTTTTCATTCTGTATTAACACCTATGATGAATATTGGTTTATTAAAAGATATTGAAGTAATAAATATTTCATATGAATTTTATAAAAATAATAATATTAAATTAGCATCATTTGAAGGTTTTATAAGACAAATAATTGGATGGAGAACATATGTTTATTCACTTTATATTTTAGAAGGTAAAAATATGTATAATTCAAATCAATTAAAAAATAAAAAAAAAATATCTGAAAAGTGGTGGGATAGTGTTAAAATTGAACCAATTGATTTTCTAATAAATAAAATCATAAAATATGCATATGTTCATCATATTGAAAGATTAATGTATTTATCAAATTGGATGTTAATGAATAATATTCATCCTAAAGAAGTATATAGAATATTTATGGAATGGACAATAGATGCATATGAATGGGTAATGATACCAAATGTTTTTGGTATGGGTCAATTTGCAAGTGATCTTATGATGACAAGACCTTATTTTTCTAGTTCAAATTATATTCTAAAAATGTCAAATTTTAAAAAAGGAGAGTGGTGTAAAATTTGGGATTCTGTATATTATTCATTTATAAATAAGCATGAAAAATTATTAGCATCAAATTATGCAACAGCAATGCAAGTTAAGCATTGGAAAAATAAATCTAAAAATGAGCAACAAGAATTATTAAAAATAGCTAAAAAATATAATAAAACAATATAAATAATATTTTATAGCTTTGATTGATCATTTAATACTACTCTTTTTAATTTAGATTCAATTTCTTCCATTTTAATTTCAGGTAGTAATTCTTCATGTGCTATCATTTTTTCAATATCATTTTTATTTCTTTCTATCGAGGAACCTGATATTGAAGTAGTAATTAAAATATTATTTTTATGTAAACAATATTTTTGAAAATAATATTTATTTATATTTGATATTTCACTATCTATTATTGAAAAATCATTTGAATTATATATACCACTCATAGTTCCGTATAACATTACATTAATACCATATGAATTAATTATTTCAATAAAATTAGGATCAATTAGCGGTTTTCTATCAATAGAACATCCTGGTGGTCTTGCTTGTATTTGAATCGTGCTAATATTATATTTAGTTTTATATTTTATTAGCTTATCAATATTTTCACAATTAGATACACCGATAAATCTAACTAAACCTAACTCCTTTGCTCTAACTAAATCAGATAAATCATGATTACAATTAAAGTCAAGATGAACTAAAAAAGTATCAATATAACTACAATCTAGATATTCAATAATTCTTTTAACATTTTCAATTGAAGTATTATCGGATTTCCACGTTATCCATAATTCTTCACGCAGTATTTCTTTGATTTCTGCTTTAATTATTTCTAAATATTTTAGACCACCATATAAATCAGCACCATCTATATGTCGTATACCATTATCATGTAATGCTATTTTTAATGTTTCTTTTAGATTATATTGTGCTGTACCAAAACATAATTGAGGCATAATAGTTAAAGGTTTCCCACCAATTTGGTTTTTAAATTTTAAATATTTATTTTTGTATTTTAGATATTTATTATAAAACTGCATTAAATTATTATATAAAAAAAATTGAATCTTTTAAATTATGTTTCATTATGTATAATTTATGTCATCTAATAAGTTATTTAATAAGTTTTATCCTATGTTTTGTCAAGAGGCACTTAGTAGTAATATTAGTAGTAAACTAGCTGCAGGAGTATTAAAAGGTAAGAAATTGGTTAGTAAAGTATGTTGTAATACGAGTAGGAATTTTTGTAGAGGTGTTGAGTGTGGAAGTTTACATGCTGAAGCTAATGCTTTGCTATCATATTTTGGTAAGTCTTTACAGTTCAATGTAGTAACGGGTAGGTGGTGTCTTAAACCTCGCACAAACAAAAAATGTGAAAAAACTTGACTTGATTGTATTTCGTATTGTAAGTAATGGTAAAACTGGAAATGCTAGACCTTGTTATAATTGTTTAAATATGATGAAAAATATTGGAATTAAGAAAGTATTTTATTCAACTGATAATAAAGAAGAAATAATAAGTGAAAATGTAAATAATATGATATCAATTCAATCATCAAATGTAACAAGAATAATTGAAAGTAAAAAAACTAATAATATAAATAGAGAAACATATTATGAGTCTTTGTTAAAAAAATATTTTCCAGTAAAGGTAAAAAAAAAAAATTTATATTGTTTCGTTAATTATAATTTTAAAAATATATTTCCAAATTATATAGTTAATATAAATATAAAAAAAAATATTGTAATGATTTTAAATGAAAGTAATAACTTAATACTTAAATCTCATATTATTTTATAGTTCATCATTTTAACTTAGATTTCAGCTGCTTTATTATAGTTCAGCATTTTTTATAATAATTACGTATTTAAATTAGATTTCAGCTGCTTTATCATAATTTTTCTTTAAAGAAATTTTTTTATTTTTATATGAACCTCTTTCTTTAGTAACAAAATTAATAATGCCTTCAAGTTTTTCAGTTTTTAAAATTTTTAATAAATCTTTTTCAGAAATTTCTTTTTCAGTTTCTTTGTCGCCAACTTTTTCTTTAATTGAAAATTTATCTTTTTCGGTTTCTTTAGCATAAAGTTTATAAAATTCATCACCAACTTTTTTTAAAAACATAATACTTAGACCTTTTTCTCCATCAACAACTTGTTCTCTGACAGTATGTTTAACACCTTTTTTTAAAAATTGGTATGATTGTTCATATCTATATGTAGGTTTACTCATTATATATTATGATATAGAAAATAAGTTTAAATTTTAAATATTTTATAAAATTAATAAATGGACAATATTAAAACAGATTTCTTTTTTTTTGGTATAAATTTTGAAGCAAAAATCAACACAAATATAGAAAAAGACGCACAAAATGAAGTAAAAATGAATATTGAAGAAAATGATAATATTAAAGAAGAACACAATAATGAAGTAGAAATGAATATTGAAGAAAATGATAATATTAAAGAAGAACACAATAATGAAGTAGAAATGAATATTGAAGAAAATGATAATATTAAAGAAGAACACAATAATGAAGTAGAAATGAATAATGAAGTAGAAATGAATAATGAAGTAGAAATGAATAATGAAGTAGAAATGAATAATGAAGTAGAAATGAATAGTTATAAAGAAACCGAAATAAATACTGAAGTAGAACTTGTTACAAAAAATAATAATACTGAAAAATTAAAAATTAAACTATTATCAAATGATACACCTTATATTTTTACAAAAGTAAAAAAATTATATGAATATATAAAATTAAATTCAATAAAAAAAAATGAATATTATGTTTTTGAAATCAAAAAAAATTATTATAATTTATTTATTTATATGAGAAATCATAAAAAAATATTAAACTACATTTTAACATATCATGTTGAATATGATATAATAAAATAAAAATATCTACTATTTTATATAAAAAAATATTATGGGAAAAATGACACTTTTAGGTGTATTATTATATACATTAATTCCATTTGGTCAATTATGGACAAGAGTTTTTGATTATAATGGTTCGGTTGATATGTGGTGGTTCTTCTTACCATTTTTCATGTTTCCACCTTTACAATTTATTCCAATAATTATGTTTTATTTGGGTTACATAAAAGAAGGAAAAGGAGGTAAAGTATATGATAATTATGTATGGATACCAATTATAACAAAATTTTGTGTTAAATTTCTAGGTGGAATGATTTTACCACCTAAAATTGCATATATTTTTGGAGAAGTAGTTATGATTATTTCAATTATGATAACAAAATATCTTCACACAAAAGATTCATGTAAATATATAAATAAAGAATTATCAGTAACTAGTAGTAAATTTGGTGATTTTTTTATGGATGCTGTCTTTGAAAATGGAGCTGCTGGTATATTTAGTTTAATAATAGGGTTTATACCTATAATTGGCGCAATTTTTAGAGCATTATCAATGATTGGACCATTAAATAATATTATGGTTTTAATTATGTATATGTTTGGTTATATGGCTGTTTATATTGTACAAAATATGTTTGAACAAACTGATATGACCTCATTATGTAATTTAACTTCAATACCTGGTTCTAGTTACGGTAAACTTATTTTTGGTATTATTTTAAGTATAATGATATTTATGAAAGAATCTTTTGACCCGCTTTCAATAGTTACAGGTGATGATGAATAAAAAATTGAATTTATTTAAAATTAAAGTATATATATATTTATATGGATCCAAATTATTTATCTGATGATGAAGAGTATACAAATTATAAAGATAAACAAGATGATTATGGTAATATAATGATTGAATATGATAGAGATTATGTTGGTTATGATTCAAGTGACGAAATAAATGAAGATGAACTAGATGAAGAAGAATTAAAAGAATATCATGAATATTTAGAATATAAAAAAAAAGAACGCGAATTAATTATGAATTCTTCTAAAGAAATAATATATTGTGAGCAAGAAATAATATATTGTGAAGAAGAAATAATAAATAATAAAAAGAAAAAGTCTAAAGAACCAAAAAAAAATAATAGTATGAATTTTGCAGAATTTAATAACTATATTGATAAAGTTATTGAAAGTAATAAACCAAAAAAATTTGTTTCAAAAAGATTATTAGATAAGAAAGGTTTACATGAGGATATTGAAAAACACGATACCATAAACACAAAATCAAGACAGTTCAATCCAAAATTACCACCATATTTTCATGCTAATAAAAAAAGATAAATTTATAATCAAGTGAAAGGATTAAAATCATCTTCAACATTACTAGTAGTTTTTTCTTCATCATTATTGGTAATTTTTTCTTCATCGGAAGTTATTTCTTCATTTAATTTATCAACTTCTTGACCAAAAATTTCTGGTCCATAATCTTTTAATAAAATCATATTTCCTTTTGTAATTTTCCAATTCTTATTTTTTTGTAAATATTTTAAGATTAAATCATTAATTTTAAAATTTATTTTATTATTATTTTTTATAATATTATATGAACCACATGCAGAACATTTAGATTCAACATTATTTTTATCTTTTATTGTATAATTAATTTCTGGTATACCACATTTGGTACAAATAACAAAATCATTAATATATTTAAAAATAGAATTTTGTATTGTTTCTTGTGTATGTGTTCCAGTTAATGATTTTTTTTTTTCATTAAAACTAGATCCTAAATCATTAGCAATATATTTATATAATATTTCATAAGGGGTATTAATTGTTTTACTTATTTCTTCAAGATTGTTTATAATTGTAAATTGTCCATTACCATTACCTTTGTTACTAATATTAACTCTATTCATTTTATATCTGTAAAAGTCATCATTACTTCCATTTACATTAAGCATATATATAATATATGATTTTATTTAATTTATTGTCAATTTTTTTTATATGTAAGCTAAGTAACCCATATAAAATAACATTAGAAACATAGGAATTGTTACATTTTTTAGCGATTTAACTATAACTATTTTTTCATAATTTGATTTTTTTATTTTATACATATCAATTATGACTGGTAAATATAATATCAAAGAAAATTTAGCATAATCATTATTTATAAATAATATATTTAACATACTATAAAATAAAATAAGAATAATAACAGCAAATGTTATATTTTTACCAAATAAAACTGGTAATGTTTTAACATTATTTAATTTATCACCTTCTACATCACAAATATCTAATAGTAATTCATTATTTAATGAACCTAAAAAAATATATCTCATTGTAGCTAATAAAATTTGATAATTAATATTTTCTATTGAATTATTTATTATCCAATTATATACATCAGGATTTACAGCTAATGCTGAGTATAAAATTGATAAAGATACAATCATTGCACAAAAAATATTTTTAATAAATGTAATTTTTTTTAATATTGGTGTATATATTGAAATACCAAATAAAATTATATTTGTAAACTCTTGTAATTTATTTGATAAATTTATTTCATTGAAAAAAATTAATAACAAAAATAACAAACTTATTGAATATGCTTCTAATTTAGTAATTTCACCAGTTATTAAAGGTCTTGATGGATTATTTATTTTATCTAAATTTATATCATATAAATCATTAAAAATCATACTCAACGAAACTATTGATATTGTAATAAAAGTTGATGAAATAAATTCAGTCGAACTAAATAAACTATCTAATGATGGATTAGCTATAAACCCTCCAGAAAAAGATAAAAATAAACTTGGTAAAATATTAACACTTCTAATTAATTTAGATATACTTTTAATTTTTTTTATTTTAAAACTTTTTTGTTCAACTATATTATTTAATGGCGGTTGGTTTGATTTTAAACAAAAATTATTTCTTAAAATAAAATTATTAGGATTTTTTAGTAATCCATTTACAAAGGGAATTATTAATAAAAATAACTTCATTAAATTGTTTTATCAATAATTATTTAAATATTTTTACAAATTATAAAAAAGCTTTATAATGTTTTAATAAGTATAAACATATATTAAATTATAATTTTAAATTATAATATACAATGTTAAAACAAATTTTTTTTTGTTCTTTATATTTTTTTATACAAATTAATTCTCTAAATATTCAACCAGATGATACAAAACTAATTTATAAATATAAAAATTATTTTGTTAAAGATAATTATAATAATATGGTAAATAATATTATAAACAATAAAGTTTCTAAAGTTTATTTAGATAAAAACTTTAAAGAAATTATAACAGTAGATAAAGAAGAAAAAAATATATATGATGATAATACTGATTTGAATATTTTATATAATTATGATAAATATCATAAATCAAATATTGATCCAATATTAGTACCTGGTATTATTGATAAATCTTTCGAAACTAGTACTCCTATAATAATATCAGATATGCGTCCAGATTATTTAGTAACATTTGACAATGGATTAAATTTATTAAGTTCTTCTTTTTCATTGTTAGTTCCATTATTATTATTTTCTTCTTTTTTATCTTTTATGTCTCGAATGCCTAGACAAAATATGTTAAATAGACAAACAAATTTATTAAATCCATTTACACAACCAAATAAAAATATGATGCCAAACTCAAATAAAGTATCAAATATAACATTAAATAATTGGGCAGGTAGTCCTGAAGTTATTGAAGATTGTAAGGAAATTATAAAATATATTGAAAATAAAGAAATTTTTAATAAAATGGGTGCCGAAATGCCAAAAGGTATTTTATTAGAAGGACCTCCTGGTACAGGTAAAACATTACTTGCTAAAGCAATTGCAGGAGAAACAAATTCATCTTTTTTCTCTATTTCTGGTTCAGAATTTGTGGAATTATTTGTAGGAATGGGTGCATCACGTGTACGCGAATTGTTTGCAAATGCTAGAGAAAATAATCCTTCTATTATTTTTATTGATGAAATTGATGCAGTAGCTAGACAAAGAGGTGCTGGTATTAATATGGCAAATGATGAAAGAGAACAAACATTGAATCAATTATTATATGAAATGGATGGATTTAATAGTAATGAAAATATTGTTGTAATTGCAGCAACAAATAGAAAAGATGTATTAGATCAAGCCATATTAAGACCTGGTAGATTTGATAGAATTATACGTATACCTCTTCCTGATAAAGATTCACGAGAAAAAATAATTGGATATTACTTAAATGCTAAAAATATTACAGAAAATTTGAATACTTCATCAATTGCAGAATTAACTGATGGTTTTTCTGGTGCTCAATTAAAAAATTTAATCAATGAAGCTATTATTTTATCAGCAAGAAATAATTATACTAAATTACAAGAAAAATATATATTTGAAGCATTTGAAAAATCAATTGTTGGATTAATAAAAAAAAATGCTACTATATCACCAGTTACTCAAAAAAGAGTTGCTTTACATGAAAGTGGTCATTCTATTTTAACACTTTTATTTAATGATACGTTTGAATTTAAAAAAGCATCTATACAACCTACATATAATGGAGCTGGTGGATATACAATATTTAGTGAAAAACCTGAAATTAAAGAAGGTGGATTATATACAAAAGATATTTTAAAAAAACGTTTAATAATAAGTATGGGTGGTAAAGCTGCTGAAAGATTGTATTATGGTAATGATAATGTATCATTAGGTGCTATTGAAGATTTGAGACAAGCTAATAAATTAGCAAAAAGAATGATAGGTAATTTTGGTATGGGAAATAATTTAGAAGTTTTTTTTAACGAAGATATTAGTGATGATTCTAATCCTTTTTTAGGTAGAAGTTTATCTATAGGTGATAAATATTCTGAAAATACAAAATATAATATGGACAAAGAATCACTAGAATTAGTAAAAGATGCATATAATAAAGCTTTAGAATTATTAGAAAAAAACTATGATAAATTACTACAATTTTCTGATTTGCTTATAAATAATACTGTAGTATTAAGAGAAAATATATAAAAAAATTGATTTTTTTTTACTATGTAGATCAGTATTACTTATTATGTCATGTTATTGTAGTTTTTGCAAATCTAAAAATCATACAAGCATAATGTGTGACGTAGAATATAAAATGGCACCATATTTTAAAAAAGAAGTTGGTATAAAAATGGAAGATTATGTAACAAAAAATATACCATGTCAATTATGTTGTAAATATTCATTGAAAGCTTTAAAAGATTATACACCTTCGCTTGATATAGTATGTGAAAATTGTGGTGCTATATATGAAGTTAAATCAAAATGTTTATCTGTTAAAACATTACCAAAAGATATTTTTTGTAATGGTGGAAATTTTATAGAATTTAAAAAAAATATTTATAATGGATTAAATCTTTTTATAATTCTTTATGGTGTCGACAGAGAGAAAAAAGAAATAGTAATTAGAAATATTTACTATATAACAAACAATGAATTAATTCAAGAAAAAATTATTGAGATAGATAAAAAAAAAAATACTACATTGTCAACTATAAAAATATTTGATAGAAGTATTTTAAAATCAATAAATATTAAAGAAAAATTTTTATCATTTAAAGATCTTTATAACAATTTAATTAAAACTTTAATATTATAATTAAAATTATTTTAGGCACCTCTTTTAATTATAAAAAATCATTTAAAAAGAATTTAATATATAAATTTAATGAGTATAAACCCTTTTGAAAATATTGAAGAAAAAAATACATATATTCCTAAAATAAATAACGTAATTGAAATATGGTCAGAAGATAGAGGTAGAAAATCAGATACATATATATCTGGATTACCACTAACAAAAGATGAATTGACTATACACTTAAAAAATATAAAAAAATCTAAAGGTTGTAATGGTTCTATTAAAGAACTTATTGATGAAAATGATAGTACTAGATTATTACTTCATATTCAAGGTAATCAAAAAGACTATTTAAAAGAATATTTTAATAAAATTGGTTATAACAATATAAAACTTAAAGGATAAACATTATTAATATTAATATGAGTTTAATTATAATAAATAAAAAAAATGTTGATCCAATATTAGAATTGTATAGAGGTAAAATATATTGTAATATTTTAAACAATTTTATTTTTGTATGCACTAAACATTTAGGTAAAGAAATATTTAGTATAAAAAAATCTTATCAACGAACACTAACAAATTTACTTTCATCTTGGATGTTTAATTTATATTCATTTAGTAATTTAGATAATGAAAATTATGATATAATATTTAATGACAAAAAATATAATAATAATATAGTTGATTCTTTTATTCCAACAAATTATAGTGATGTTTCTATATTAAAAATTACATTAATGGATTTTTGTAAATATAATAATGATGAAAAAAAATATGAAGAAATTATTGACAAAATTTTAATTGAATTTATTGACTTTTTTAATAAACAACTTTATATTCTTGAAAATTATAAAAAAAGTAGTTTTTATATAAATCAAAGATCAAATTATAAAATATATAAAAAAGAAGTAAATCAATCTAGAAATAATATTAATGTTATTTTTTATAAATTTATGATTAATGTAAATTTTGGAATAAATAATGAAAAATTAGAAAATATTATAAATAATATTTTAATACCTATTGATGTTTATAATAAGCTAAAAAATAATTATTCTGGAAATATTAAAATAATCGATGATTATATATGGTCAATAATTTTCAGATACCAATTACTAAGCTCAAATAACCATCAATTAGGAATTTTACCAAGTATTATAAATAAATTAGAAAAAGACTATAATTTAAATTTTGAATGTTTTGCTTCTGCTATAAATTCAACATTAAAAAATTATTGTTCAATATATTATGATTTAGAACAATATTTTGGTTCAAATGGTAATTTTTTTAATAAAACATTCATTGAAGGAACACATACATTTAATCCACCGTATCAAAAAAATATTATTGATCTTGGTTATAAAAAGATAGCATATCATTTAAATATAGCTTTTCAAAATAATAAAAAATTATCATTTTTTTTAACAATTCCTGTTTGGGATAAAGAAGGACAAAAAATTATAAATTGTAATAACAAAATTGATTATGGTGATTTTGAAGTAATTGATTTAATAAAAAAATCACCATATTTTAAAGGATTAAGAATTATTTCAAAAGAAGAATTCACATATATTGATCATAATTTTAAATTATTAAAAAATAAAACAATACAAAACACATATTTTATTTTAGTATCTTCTGATAGTATTTGTTTTGATACAGTAAATACATACAATTTTTATGAATAAAAAATATAAACTTTATTTTCTAATTTAATTTATATGTTTGATATTATTTTATTATTTATTATACTTATAGCATTAATAGTAATTATTATACAAAAATCAGAAAAAATGACTGATCATAATTTTAAATATTTAAATTCAAAATCATCAATTTTTGTTAAAAATAATCTATATTCAAATAATGAACAAATTGAAATAACTACTTTACCAACTTGTACTCTTAATATAAAATATGACTATGGTTCTAATTTTAATTTAATTATAAATAATGATATCTCAATATATCAAAATATTATCGATCCTTTAGAACATACAATAGAATTAGATAATTTAAATTATAATTTAACATCAATTAGTTGGAAACTCAGTAAATTTAAATATAATGATATGAATGTAGGTTTAGATTTATATTTAACACATCAAAACTTTAATTCACTTCATAAACTAATTATTGTAATTCCTTTAAGTTTAACTAGTAATAAAATTAAACCATTTATAAATGAAAAGGAAACATTCAAAAATGTTGGTTATAAAAAAATGTCAAAAGATTTATTAATTTATACTGATACAAAAATTTATGATAATTCAGATAAAAACTTTTTAACACCAGCCTATTATAAAATTAAAGATAAAACCAAACTTTTAATACAAAGTCAGAAGAATTTATATGATTTAAAGATTAAAAAAAATGATACTAAATTTTCACTAGATAAACTTATAACTTCACCTGTTTTAATACCAACTTATGAATGTTGTACTGATAGTATTGGACAAAATATTAGATTTAATTTTTGTGATGTACAACAATTATTAAGTGATAATACTAAATTTTATCAATTAGAAGATAAAGAAGCAAATAAATATTTTATTTCGGATCCAATTGAATTTGATGAAGAATTAGGTTTAACAATTATGAACAATTTATCATATGATACATCAATATTATTTCTTAAAAAATAAAAAATTTGATTTTTTAATATATTATTAATAAATCATAATTTTATGTCAGCTATTAAAAGATTGCAAATGGAATACGTTCAAATATTAAAAGATCCTAATTATTATTATAGTATTGAACCAGATAAAAAAAACTTTTTAAAATGGAATATTTTAATTTTAGGTCCTTCTGAAACTATTTTTGAAGGTGCTATTATCAAATGTACTATGGAATTTCCTAAAGAATATCCAAATAAAGCACCTATTTTTAAATTTATTGATAATTTATTTCATCCAAATATTTATCCCGATGGTAAAGTTTGTATTTCAATATTACATGAAGGAACAGATATTTATGGGTATGAATCACTTAATGAAAGATGGAACCCATCTCATAGTGTTAATTCAGTAATAATGAGTATTATATCAATGTTAGATTCACCAAATTTTGAATCACCTGCAAATGTTGATGCATCCAAAATGTGGCGAGAAAACTTTTCATTATACAAAAATATTATTTATAAATTTATTGCTAAAAACATTTAATATAAAGATAGTTTTTAATTATATATTATTATGATAATTAAATTACCAATTATTGAAGATAATAAAATTATATTATCTTCTTTTAGACTTGAAAAAAAAAATGATTATTTTATATTATCATTATATGATAATTTATCAGAAATAAATTTTATTAAAATAATTTGTTTTAACAAAGTTAATGGTATACAAAACTTTAATTTATTTTTACCTCTAAAAATAACTATTTTTAATGATTTAATATTTACATATAATTTTTTTTACATATTAACAATATCGGATTTTTCTGCAAAAGATGATTTTTTTTCAGAAATAAATAAACAAATACAACATAAATATAATTACTCATTTTTAAATTTTAATAATTTAAAAAATAATGTTTCATATATTTGGAAAAATATAAATAATGAATATAATTTAATAATTCAACAAAATAATTTTTTAAATTTTGATTCTTATCTAAAACATTTATGGGAATTAACTAATTTATTAGTTAATGCAAGTATCTTTTTATTATACAACTTTCCTTTATTTACAAATAAAAATATAAAAGAATATCAAAATAAATATGTTATATTAAAAAAAATTATTAGCATTGCAAATATAATTAAAACTATTAAATATAGTATTTTTTTAAGTAATGAATATAATATTTTAGAACATTTAAAATTACAAAAAAATCAAAAAATTGATGATATATCTGGAATTGAAATTGATAAAAAATATTTTATTAAAATTAATGAAAAAAAATATTTATTGATTAAAATTGATAATATAATAAACTCAATTATTATTTCAAATAATATTGAATTAGATTTTTATAAATATGAATTATACCATTATATACCAAATATTAATTTATCAATTCAAAATATTTTTTTATTACTTTTAAATAATAAAGATACATATTCAAATGTTCTTAATAAAATAGATAACACATTTGAGCATGTACATAATTATAAAATATTATTATATTTTTTTGATAAACCAATTAAAAGTAATTTATATTTTTTACTAAATAAAACTGATGAAATAGATATGCAATTGTTAGAAAATAATAATTATGATCAAACATTTTTTAAATTTATTGTAAAAAAATATACAAAACTTACAGATATTTTATCAATAATAAAAATCTTATTTAATAACTATAATTTTCCAATTAAATTTAATAAATTTGAAATTGAATTTATTTTTGACAATATTTTATATATTTCTTTATTTAATCTTAAAGATTTAATAAACATAAATAATAGACAATCCAATGAAAATAAATTTTATTTAATTAATGAATTAAGTAACATTATACCAATAAAAGTTAAATTACTATACTTTAATATATTAAAAATGTTTTATCAAATCATAAATACAAGTGATGAATATATATACAACCCAAAATTTTTTTATGATAATTTGTATAAAAACTTTATTAAAATTTTTTTCTTTGAAAATTCAATTACATATGAATTATTATCAAATATGATTAATAGTGTAACATTAAATAATATCAAAAATGATTTTAGAAATAATTTTCTTATCATTGAAATTGCAAATTCCTTATCATGGTCAAATATTTTAAATAAAACATTATATTTAAATATTCTTATTAAAAATAAAAGAGTATTTTATCAAGATAAATTAAATAAAATTATTTTCCCTGAGAATTATGACAATAAAATTAAGTCAATAATATTAAACCCTTATGAAATGTTTAATTATTTTAATTATGAAAATGAATTCATTAATTGGTTATTATTATTTGATTATAAAATTAATGATATTTATTTTAATCCAATATCACTATCAACTGATGATATAAAAGACCTTGGTAAATTAATATATTACTTATATAATATTATAGATCAAGATTTTAAAGATAATTATTATAAATTATTTGTTAATCATTCACAAAAAAATTCTAAAATTATTCTATTTAATAAACGTATTAATCTTAAAATTAGAGATTATTTTAATATTAAAACCAATTTAAATTGTGGTATATTAGCAAAACATATTACAACTGTATCAAATAATAATAGTTTAATATATTATGATCCTAAAAATGAAATGTTATTTATTAAAAATCAACTTAAACTTATTACAAAAAAATATCTCAAATATAAAAGAAAATATAGAGAAATTAAAAATAATCTCAATAATACAGAAAATCTGATAAACTCTCTTATTCCATTAGATTTATAGCATAAAAAAATTGATTATTAAAATTATTGGAATCGTATAGAATTGATTATGCAGATTTTTGTAAAGACATTAACAGGTAAAACCCTTACACTAGAAGTAGAACCAACTGATAATATTGAAAATGTAAAACAAAAAATTCAAGATAAAGAAGGAATACCACCTGATCAACAACGTTTGATTTTTGCTGGAAAACAACTAGAAGACGGTAGAACTCTTCAAGATTATAATATACAAAAAGAGTCAACAATACACCTCGTGCTCCGACTTAGAGGAGGTTAATATTTTTGGAAGTATTTATATCATAAAAATATTAACTTTATTTTATATTTATTAAAATACAACATTAAAATAAATTATTTTATGTAACTGATGATTAATAGTTTCTTTTAATTAATTATAAATACTTAAAGAGATAATTTTATTATATTATATGATTAAATGTAATAAATGTAAAAAAGATAAAGATACTATAAATTATACTGATAATAATAAACAGTATAAAACATGTTCAATATGTAGACAAGCTTCTAAAGATTGGCGTGAAAAAAATAAAGAAACTGTATCATTATATAATAAAAATTATAATGAAAAAAAATTAGACAATAAAGAAATTGATATTATATATGCTAGGAAAGCTAATACCAATGATGTGTGGCAAAAATTTAACTCACAACTTGAATTAGCTAAAATATTAGGATTATATGCTGCTAATGTTAATAAAGTTATTAAAGGTGAACTAAAAACAACAGGTGGATTTGAAATTAAACTTGAAAAAGAAATATATAAATCAACTAGTCCTGAATGGGAAAAAATTAAAGAAGAAAATAATATTGTTGATAAATGTAAAGGACAACCATCCATTAAACGTGTTAATCATGAAACTATTGATGATGTAATTGGGAAAAAATGTTGTAGATGTAAAAAATGGGAACCGTTAACTAATTATAATTTTGACAAAGATCATTGGGATAAATTACGTAATGATTGTAAAGAATGTTTAAAAAAATATAGACAAGAAAATAGAACACAAATTTCTGCTACTATTATTAAATACGAAAAAGCAAGAAAACTTGTTGATCCAGCATTTAAATTAGTAAAAACACTTAGATCACGTTTAGGATCTGCTATTAAAAATCAAAATGCAATAAAAAGTGATAAAACTATGGAATTAGTTGGTTGTACTATTCCATTTTTAAGAGGATATTTAGAAGCTAAATTTAAAGTTGGTATGACTTGGGAAAATCACGGTGAATGGCATATTGATCATATAAAACCATGTGCTTCATTTAATTTATTGGATAAAGAAGAACAAAGTAAATGTTTTAATTATAAAAATCTTCAACCATTATGGGCAAACGAAAATTTGAGTAAAGGTAATAAAAATAATTTATTTTAATATTATAATATGGAAATAAATTATATTTGTTCATTAGGTCCAGTATGTCATAGTGCTAATATTATAAAAGATTTAGGTTTAAAAATATGTTCTTATCCTTTTGATTGGATTTTTTCAAATCATGATCTAATTTTGGAATGTATAAATGATAAATTCAATTGTTTTTTAAATAAATCTTTCTATTGTGAATATATACAAAAATGGAATGATAGACAATGTGGACATATTAAATATGGTTTAAATATGTTTAATCATAAAGATCCAAGAAATAATGATGATTATAATTATTATATCAAATGTGTAAATAGATTTTTAAATTTACTTGATAAAAAAGAACATAAGCTATTTATTTTAACATATATAAATATAAGTGATATTGATGAAGAATTTAAAAGAAATATAATTGATTTTAATGATAAATTTTCTAAATATACAACTAATCATACAATATTAGTAATTTTTAATATTCCAAATAAAGAAACTAACTTTCATAAATTTACCTATAATGATAATATTCATTTTTTAGAATTATATACAGTATCACAAAGTGTTGGTTCTAGTTTTGTAAATGATGATGATAATAAATATTTAAATAGTATTATAAAAGAAACATATAATTTTAATATAAAAAAAAATTGATACCTAATAAATATTATTGAATAATTCATCTAATGAATTATTATATGATTCTGTTGTAAATTTTTCTAAAAATGTATCATAATAGTCATAATTAAAATAATGATTTTTTTTATTTATTATAATATCATAAATTATTTCATAAAAATCTTTCTCACTATAAAATATTAAACCAGATATTTCATGCGTTATATAGCATGATGGAAACCCTCCATTTATACTTATTGGTATACAACAATAATTGATTCCTTCTAAAATTGATATACCAAAATGTTCATATGCATAACATTCAAAATCTAGACTTCTATTTATTCCTACCATATTAATAATATATTGTGATTTTGATAATATATTTTTTTTATCTTCTTCTGATGCATTTATATGAAACTCTACATTTTTACAATTAAATGATTTTAAATAATCTAAAAAACTATTTGAATAATTTTGACCAATAATATATAGCTTATAATTACCACCTATAGTTTCAATTTTTTCAAAATATTTTAATGCTATATCAAAATTTTTATTATTTGCATTTGGATTATATGAAAATATTCTTCCAATCATAACAAAACTATTTGGTTCTTTAATATATGTTTCATAAATATTAATTTTATCAAAACAATTTGGATATATTATATCAGTATTTTGATTAGTTATATATTTATTTGCAAATTTTAAATAAAAATATTTTGTATAATCAGAATTTACTATCACATTTTTATATGTTGATAATGTATTTTTTTCATAATTTAAATTTAAATCAAAGGGAAATTGACAATGGAATATATTATTTTCTATCTTATTTGCTATACCTTCAATAATTGGTAATTTTGTGTTACACATACTAAAAAAATAATCAATTTTACCTATCCAATTTTTAATTTCATTTTCAGGTAATACTTTTATCAAAGAAATAAAATTTTTATGTAATATTTTTTCAATAGTTTTTTCTATTGTATCTTGATTTTCATTAGTAAAAATTATTACATATGTATTTTTAAACATAATAAAATATCTTGCAATATCTAAAATAAATTTTTCACCTCCACCTAAACCTAAACCATATGGCGTATGCGCACAAAATAATTTTTGTTCAGGTTTAAAATCTCCTAAAATTGATTTTGTTAATTTTGTTATATTTGTTATTATTTTTTTTGTAAAATATTCTACATGTAAATCTTCTTTATTCATATTTTTTAAATAATAATAACCTTCTAATATTTTTTGTGTTGTTACTAAAGTTTTTATTTCATTTAAATTATTAAAATATAATGGATAATTTTCACCCAGATATTCAACAACACCAACTATTTTATTAACAATAATTGGTGTATTTCTTACAATACATTCTAAAATTGTATTATTTGCTGCAGCATCGAATAAATCTATAAAAACAATATTTTTACTTAATAATTCATCATATTCTTTAAATGTTTCTGTATAATAAAATGTAATTGTATCTATTTTAATATCTCTAATATTTAAATATTTGATTTCTTCATTTAATAAATATTTACATTTTTCAAAATTTTTTGTCCCAGAAAGCCATAATTTTTTGTAATTGGTTATTTCATTTACTAAAAATATACTTGACATTTTTCTTAATTGTTGACCTATTTGTATCAAATATTTATTATTATTTTTAATGTAATTTTTAAAATTAAACTGAATTATATTATCAGTAATAACAGGATGTTTTATAATAAATACATCAACATAAATATTAAATTTTAAAAATTCATTTTTTAAATAATTCATAATATATGTTGATAATGTCAATATAAATATACAATCTTGTAAACTATCTAAAAATTTTTTTTTTGAAAATAAATTTTGAATATTTACAATATCTAAATATGGTGGTGCTATTGGGGTACAATGCAATACACCTGCCCATTTTCTACCAATTATATGTCTATCACTAAACATAAAATAATTCTCTATTATATCATAAAAATAAATTTTTGAATTATTATTATAAAAATCATTATCATTTAAATAATTTAATACATATTTCCATCCACCTCTATGCTCTAATCCATTAATTATAAACATTGGTTTAAATTGAATTATAACATTAGAATATAATCTATCTTTCCAGTTTTTATCACACATCCAAAAATTATGACCTCCTAAACTATTTTTATTATAAACAGTTTCTGTAGAAAAGTCTCTTGCTGAATCCCAATCAGCTACTACACCTATATCATATTTTTGCATATTGATAGAAAAATATACATCTTCTGGTCCAAATTGTAGTTTTACAGCTTCCATATATTTTAATGTTGAACTATTAAATATTGTATCTTTTACAGATATTTTATTTATAACATCAATCATACATTGTTTTGTTCTTAAACTAAAACCACCATTTCCTACACAATTTGGAGTGTCATTCTGTATTTTATGCCATGGTGCACCTATATAATCAAAATGCAAAAAATCATTTATATTTCTTTTAAATATACATGTATCTTCTTGATATATTAATATTTTTTCGCCATTTAATAAATCCCAAAAAGATTGTGTTGTTAAATAATAACTATATTCATTCTGATTTAAATTATAATATTGTGAATTGATTACATTAATATTATTTGATATCTTTTTTGTAATCGACTTTACAAAATCATAATTTATATGACCACAAATTATTGTATGACTCCATCCTTCTCCTAATTTATCAATCGTATTTCTTATTGTAAATTCAATATGTGGAAAACAACGAAATTCTATTAAAACTGCTTCTTTTGTTGATTTGATTGGTATTATAGGTAGTATGATATTTCTTAAGTATTCTATATATCTATAACAAAAATACCTAAATTCTAATTTAGCATCTTGAAAAATATTTTCTGTTGTTGTATTATAAATTTCACAAAATTCAAAAATTTTTAATAAATAGTCTTTTTTTTCTATTGTATATTCATTTGTTTCTAATATATTTTTATCATTTATATATTTGAGTTCTGTATGATATATTTCTTCATAACAATCATTAAAATCACTTATTTTTTCAGATTTGTTATTAAAAAATTTACTATTAAAATCATTATCAATAATATCATTTATATCAATTATATTTATAATTTTATCATTTTTTGTTTTTTGTAATTCTTTTGAAATGCTTTCATCTGGTTTATCATTATTCTCATCTAGTTTATCATTATTTTCATCTGGTTTATCATTATTCTCATCTAGTTTATCATTATTTTCATCTGGTTTATCATTATTCTCATCTAGTTTATCTTTATTCTCATCTAGTTTATCATTATTCTCATCTAGTTTATCATTATTCTCATCTAGTTTATCATTATTCTCATCTAGTTTATCATTATTCTCATCTGGTTTATCATTATTCTCATCTGGTTTATCATTATTCTCATCTGGTTTAATATTAATTAAATATTGATCATAAATATTATCTTCTAATAAATTATTAATAATGTCATTTATATCAATTATTTTTTTATGATAAGGTATATATTTTTCAAATAGAGAATCTATACTATTATTTTTTGAATTAAACATTTCTATAATAAGTTCTTTCTTATTATTAGTTGTTTCTGTTTCAATAGTTGAATTTATATTTAATAATTCCGATATAAATTCATCATCATTTTTTATATTATTTGTTTCTGTTTCAACAGTTGAATTTATATTTAATAATTCTGATATAAATTCATCATCATTTTTTATATTATTTGTTTCTGTTTCAACAGTTGAATTTATATTTAATAATTCTGATATAAATTCATCATCATTTTTTATATTATTTGTTTCTGTTTCAACAGTTGAAT